TGGGATGTGCAGTAATGAGAGCAACCGCAGCGCCGAGCGAATACGGCTTCAAATAAGCCTGAGTACCAAGAAGCTCATCAAATGTAACAAGATCGGCCAAAGCGGGGAAACGTTCTTCGATGACGGAAGGCAGCGTCTGGAACGCCTTAAACTGACCTTCGACGATCTCACCGGCGACAAAGTCGAAAACGGGAATGCCCGCACCAAGAATACGAATGATAATTTGCATGATAATTACTTTTTGATTGAACGATATTTTTCAAGACGAAAGAGCCAGCTTTTATGAAGTTTAGCCCACTGGGAAAGCTCGGGAGGGCTCGGCCAAGGGAATGCAACGTAAATGAACAAATCAGCGGAGAATAAATTGTTCTCATCCGTGAAAAGATCATAGAATTTCGGACTATCCTCAACACTCCTCTTAAGATACTCGCCAAGGGCGTCATTTTCAATAAGAAACGTAAAGAAGAGTTTGAGCTCACCTCTCGTAAAAGCTGGTTTGGACTTCATAATATAAAGGTTTTATTGGTTTGTACTGCAAGTATAGCAAGAAGAGACTCACGATCCAAATCTAAATCGGAACAAAGTTCGTCAAAATCGGAAGAAACGACGCTATCTTCCTCGTATTTCGCGTCGAGATACTCGCGTACCTCCGACGAATTCTCCATATTGATCATAATGTTCACGTGTTTCGGTAAGTGAAGTACCACTACCACGAATAACCTTTGCACCAACGTAGGAGCCAGTAATATCCATAGCTCCGGCAACAACTTCCTTAGCAACGGCATAACCAAGAGCATTCTTTGAAGAACGATTAGAGAACCAATTGCCGGAAACACCCTGCCTGGCATAAGTGAGATTCAAGCCGAGGAGAGTCTTCTGCATCTCCTCACCAGTCATCTCAATGGTCTTGCCGGTAGGTTTACCATTATCATCAACCTCGGCAACAGGAATCTTGGTATTCCAATTCAATTCGAACCACTTTTTTGCGTCCTGAACAGATACTTGCTGGAGTTCGGCTTGAGCAGAGGTAAGAACATATTGAGCCTTGAGGAGAGCAATAGAGGAAGAAAGGTAGCTATCGAGGTACTTGTTGTGTCCCTTGATGTTGGCGTATTCTTCCTTCATAATACCTACTCGAGCGATAATCTCCTCGAGGGCATAACCGGAAGTCGTTTCAGTGAGCCAAGCGTTGACTTTCTCAATATCACGCTGAGCAGAGAGCATGTCGAGTTTAACGTCAGCAGAGAGGTCCTCCTTACCACGGATCGACAAATCGAGATCATCCATAGCCTTGCGCCACTCGGCAGAGTGAGTATCGCCGCGAGTGCGATCAGCTTCTGCCCGATCGCGATCGGCAGCGGCTTCATTACGCTCACGCTCGGAAGCAACCAAGCCAATACGCGCAGCAGCAAGAGGATCACCGGAGGACACAGGAAAAGAGCCATCAATAGGAGAGCCACCAGAGACGGAACCACCGGAAGGGGCGCCTCCTGAAGAGGTCGGGACGGTAGCAGAAACACCAACACCGGAAGAACCAAGAACAGCGGCAGGAGTAACGCCAGCCTTAAGATAACGCTCGAAGACCTTGGAAGGATCATTGTAAGCGTTCTCATAGTCGAACATCTGCTTGTCGTGAGCAAGTTGATACTCGGCAGACTTAGCCATTTGCTCGAGGGCATATTGCTGCTGCAATTTCATCTGCTTCTGTTGGTACTTCCACTGACGCTTCGCGGTAATTCCACCAAACAAAGCGCCACCAAGGCCAGAACCACCATAATTAGCGAAAGAATTGCCAAAAGAGGAGCCCATAGACTGGCCGAGACCAGCCATATAAGACGGATTAGCCATAATTAGAACTTCTTAATGTTACCACGGGCATCATAAATGATGGTCATCACGACAGAGTCCTTGTCGTTCAAAACAGAGGCAGTCTGTTGAACGCGATGAGTAGTAGCACACCCGGACACGAAGAATGCTGTAAGGGCAGCAACAATTGCGGCTACAAGAGTCCAGAACTTTTTTGAAGTAATGAGCTGTTTAAACGTCATAGCAGTAGAAAACGATTAAAGAAATGCGCGGACCTTCCGGCAGTCAGTGACAGGAACCTCAGACGATTCACGCACTCTCACCAGAGGGTCCCGCGCACGTAACATATATCGTCAAGTAAAGAGAGCGACTATTTCTTTTCAGAATCGGCGGGCTTTGGACTCGACGGTTTAGTATCTAATTGAGAATCAATAAGTTCCTGACCTACTTCGAGACCGTCGAACTTATCCATGCGAGAGAAGGAATTAGGATCAAAGGCTAGATCCGGATCGTACTTCTCGCCTTTGTCCCAATCCGACTGCTCGGCCTTAACATCAGGACGACCAGGGACTACATCAACACTACCAGAACCATCAAGAACAGACATAATACGCTGACCTCGAGAAATATACTGAGGAGGATCCTCAAGAAGCCAATTAAGAGCCATAACGAGAAACTTTAACGATTAGACAAACGAGTTGCGAACGATTTATTTACAAGATTCTTCTTAACAACACTATACGACATATTTACGAAGAAGTTATCCTCTACATTCGAAAAAAATGGAGAGTTAACAGTATCCAAGTCAACGAAAAGCATCGTATAATACATAAGAGCGCCATCCGCATTGCTCGCAGTATTAAAATAGCGCTGTTGAACCCAATATGAATACAAAGGAATAGCATCCCGATCGGCACTACCAAAAATCGAATTAAGCTGACCGAGGGCCTCATCATACGAAGAACGGAACTCGTTAAAACATGGTTCAAGAGCAACAACCCGGACAGAATCAGCAGCTCGGTAAGATGTACCAAGGCGGAAACGGGGAACATCCTGATAACCAATATCGTTATAAATAGGATTAAAATAATCCGCACCACGATAATTGAGATAATCAGGCCGAACCGTTGACCAATAATACACAGGACGAATACTCAACATATCAATCATATAACCAGGTTCGCGAAAATAATACGTCTGGCGGCGGCCGAGTTGAGCATTAAAGGCAATGGCACCACCCTGCTGGCCAAGAGGAGGGGTAGAAGCATCACCCGTAAAATTATTACTACCTGCCTGGTTCATGATAACCTGCACGTTTATAGTCTGCGAAGCGCTAAACAGCAACTTTGGGCGATCAACGTGTTCAATGCGCGAAGCAAAGAATGTCTCGAGCCAATCCGAATAACGAGAACCACCGGCACCAAGAAGGTCCTTATACTCCTGAAGACGAGAAGCAATAGCCAACTGCGGAATACTGGTAATTCCATTAATAGAAACATCAGAAGAAGAGGAACTCGGAATAAGCCGACTAAAACGATCCGGATTAGACGGAACTACAGCCATAGGATGGGCAATAGAGAAAACATCATAACCAGAAGCCGAAGGAGTTTGCGATGACTCAATGGAAAATTGATCCTTTGGAAAACCACCGGTAATAATAAAGAAGTTGGAGCCTAAAGTAGGAATACTATACGGATCCTTAACACCTGCGTCATTAAAAGTATCAGATCGAACTATCTGACAGAAAAGATTGCCACGATTAAATGTGCCATTAGGAGAAGACACAGCAGAGGGGTAAAACTGGCTCTCATAATAAGCATCCAAGAACGACAGCTCACCATAAGTCTGCGTAAAAAAGCGAGGCGAAGAGGCAAACTCGAAAGTGTTGGTAATACCAGCACCAGTGTCGGCAGACATAACCTTCCACGAGCCAGGCCAAGCAAACGAAAAGAGACCCCACTGTGAATAAGAATAGTAATTGCGAACAATATCCCAATAAGCAAGGTAAGTATCAGCATTCACCCACTGAGCCTCGTAAGCATCAGAGGAAGGCAATCCGATAGCGGAAACAAAGGTGGGAATGCCAATATCAATGCGTTGATTGGTAGCACGAAGCCACGAGAGAAGGGAATTAGAATAGGCAGTACCGTTAAAACCAAGAGGGCCAGCAGAAGTAGGGGTCTGACCGATAGGAATCCAATTAACACTAGCAGAATTCATGTCGAACTGACTACTATTCGTTCGCATCTCAGGATGATAGAGCTGAAGAGGAACCCAGAAACGATGAAGTCGCACCGTGTAAGGATTAAACGACGGTACAGCAAGAGGGTTCGTACGGACATCAACGCCCTGAGCGATAGCAACACGATCACGAGCATTGATAAAATCGATACGAACGGGATAAAGGATTCCAGGAGTACAACTGAAAGCCTTACTCTCAGGAACATCATACCGGGAATAGCCATTCACGGCATGTGAAATAAAAGGCTGTTTAGCCATAAGAATTAAGTTAAAGTTAAACCATAATTATCTTTCCAGAACAAAATGATGTCCTCATCGAGCCAAACGGGAGGGTCGATGTTAGGCATACATCCTGCACGGCGAAATTCATGTACCTTTTTCAACTCCCAACTATACGACGCTCGAGAGGATACGGCGGAAGACAGGGCTTTAATCTTAACACACTTTGCAACAATACAACGAACCAGAGAAGACCGGCTAAAGCGTGCGTAAGCATCAGCAGACAATAGTGCACGAGTATCTTTCTCGGCGTCCGTAAGGTATCGATCATAGTAACGAGGAATCGCATAGTTAAACGAGCGAGCAGAAAAAGCAGAATCCGAATAAGACCATATGCGAGTACGATCGGAAGGACGAGGCATAATACCGAGATAATCACCGAGTCCGGCTGAGACAAACTTGCGGGTATAGCGGCGATCTTGCAAAAGAGCGGATAAAGGGATATCATTTCCATTGACTTTAACGGTTTTTCCTGCTACTGCAACAGGATCAAATTTAATTTGTTTAACAACGTATTTAACAGCGTAACGAGCACGCTTAAGACTGGCCTTAGAGAGCCAGACGAAGCCTAAGTCGGATACTGCGCGACGAATATCAGCATACATAACATCAGTACCGAACAGGAAACCATGAAAATGCAGGCGAGGTTCTGTACCTGTTTCAGGATGGGCACCGAACTCCTGGAAGAAGCAATGTTTGAAAGAATGGCCGATACGATGGCGTATGCGTTCATTCCAACGACGTATAAAACGAGCAGGATCGAGAAGAGCTTCACCATAATACTTAGGGCTAATAGTTATAGTAATAAAAATGGCCTGCCGGGATTCAGCCTTGCAATGGGCTAATTCCCTTTCTATCCGAACAAACCAATCATTCCTCAACCTACGCAAGCAATCGTCGCAGTGACCGCAGGGGACCATAATCCATTGACGGGATACATCCCAAGGCCGAAGAGCAAGAGCGGATTTATGGTCGGCGTCCACGAAAAACCCTTCACGCGGCCGCTTTTTATCAAAATAACGACGATTACGAATCCAGATAGGGTTTTGGCAGGCCATATGAATTAGAATATAGATCGAAGAATATCATACAAACGGCCGGGATGGCTCTTACGACATGATACTAAAAAATCAGCAGCAGCATCAATGTGTTCAAACCAGGCAATAATAGTACGTTTCTCTTGGTGATAGATACCAACAGACCAACGAAACTTAATATCGCCGGAACGAGGACCGAAATAAGGCCGATTTGGATCATACTTCTCCATAAAAAAGGATTTAAGGGGTTCGATTCGGCTAAAGCCGACTGCGAACAAATGGAAGAAACCCCGAAAACAAAGTACGCTAAAGCGCTCCAATGGTCTCGATTTCACCGAACGCATCACGCATCAGAGTTATCGGGGTTTCAGTTGTTAAAGAACTTTACCGCCAAGAGGGCGAACTACAACTCGAGCACCACTACGAGTTTTCTTTTTCCGTCTCGACATGATCTTCAATGTTAAATACAAGAAAATTGGGGTAAAATTGCATACCTGCAAACTTGGGATGTGCAGTAATGAGAGCAACCGCAGCGCCGAGCGAATACGGCTTCAAATAAGCCTGAGTACCAAGAAGCTCATCAAATGTAACAAGATCGGCCAAAGCGGGGAAACGTTCTTCGAT